ATTTAAAAAAGATTTTTACTTAAAGTATTCGTTTGGGTCGTATGACCCGTATTATTCTTATTTAATTATCAGGGTCACAGAGATTGGTACAATTCACACTTTGCTTTTACGAATGTAGTAGCGGGTTAGTTGCTGACTTAGCATATCTTGTAGACACCCCGTGTATATACCCTGCTCCCGCTATAGGCTCTGCAGGGTATTTATGCACGAAATAGCTACATTATGCTTACGTCAGCATGTAGTTAGTGAGAATCAGTAGACAGACCTTATTGTCTATCAATTTATGATATATTTTACCACACTTTTTGGCATAAGGCAAATACTATTTTTGCCCTGGTCCTGGATTACAGTATCTGGGCGGTGCGAAGTTAACAAAAAAATATTATTTTGGAGGGTTAGGTGGACGACTATTTGTGGATAGTAATCGGTTGTATGATTTTAGCAACAGCAAGTAAAGGATGTATTCCTGAAGGGCTGATGTAAAAAAGGGGCTTCGCGCCCCTCTCTTTTTATTGGTTCAGTATGCTTTCTAAGTCAGGAGCAAAGAACCCCGGGCCTTTCATTACCTTGCCATTGTCTGCCTTGATTGGTGTTCCATCATCACCGAGTTTGCTCATGTTAGAAGCATGTACTTCAGTAAAACACTCATCAAGGTCAATACCAAATGTATGACCAGCACCGTATACCACATAGAGTATGTCTGTGAGAGCGTCGGCGATTTCGACCATATCTTTGTTTGCAATCGCTTCCACCAATTCATCTACTTCTTCTTGTATTAAATCTACTCGTAGTTCACGAGTGTTAAAGTCAGGCCAGGTTGGTTGATTCTCGACCGATTGACCGAAAGCCTGCATGAAATCTCCCACAAGTTCAAAATTTGTTCCTTCTATCATTGTCTTTTCTCTTTCGTTTGAATCTTGCGACTGCAGCTTGTTTAGCCAGTCGTCGCTTTTCGCTTCTTGGTACATGATACTCCTTCTGTTTATAGTCCCATATAGTTTCTGAACATTTTTTCTTGAAAACTCGTAGAGCAGCTTCTACATTGTTGTTACGTACTTTAACTTTTGGCATGTATCTCCTTTTGCCTAAAAACTCCAACCTCTCTTACGGAGGTACGCTACTTGTTTGCGTATTGAGTTTTCTGTGCGATGAGGCAATACCCTTTCCTGTAGTTCACCTACAGTCATTTTAGAGTAGTGCTCTTTCAGCATTACTCTCTCGCGTATTGACCATGGTCGCTTTGAATATTCTCTCATGACATATATTATATTCGAACTGAGCTTCAAAGTCAAGTGATATTTTTAAGAAGAGGTCCATAGAAAAATATTTCTTGACAACATTTTCAAAATCGAGTATAATATATCCAATAGAAAAATAAGCTGAAAAAGGAGAATCTCTTGGTCACTACTTATCTTATATTTGGACTTTGTATGTGTGGATGTGCTGGACAAGCATACTTCCTAGGCAGACGTTTGGGAATTGAATCCACCGTAAACTATTTAGTAGAGGAAGGAATCTTACAGCTTGAAGAAGAAGGTAACGGGTGAAGCCTTATAAAAGATCCCATTTTTAAAACCGGCGGCATCGAAAGAGCCCCAGCGTACCGAAAGGACGCAATTCATAAAAGGAGAACTTTATGACTAAGCAATTAGCTATGGCTGACCTACATAAATTTTTGTTAGGTTTTGACCGTTTCATGGAACCAAATACATTCGCTCCAACCTTAGATGGCGGATACCCTCGATACAATGTGCTAAAAGTCGGAGACAACGGTTTCCGAGTAGAGTTAGCAGTTCCTGGCTGGAACAAAAATGACATTGAAATTGCTTTACACAAAGGCGTACTGACTGTTACTGGTAGTGTAAAGCAGACAGAGGCACAAAATGAATCCTATGTCTACAAGGGCCTAAGCGGTAAATGTTTCACACGGACGTTCGGAGTAAGTGAGCACGTTAAAATTGATAGTGCTTATATGGAACGTGGCCTGCTATGCATTGACTTGCATGAAGAAATTCCTAAGGAATTGCAACCAATTAAGGTTACTATTTCATAAGGAAAAATATGTTTATATCACGAACTGAGTGTTGCGGCGAGTGTCTAATTTGTATGTGGACACTATTAATTATAACAGTAGCGCTAGCACCACTTATCTAACCTTCGCGGGGTTTCGGCCCCGCACTTAGTTCAAGGAACACTATGACACTTACAGGAACATATTACAATCCAGACACTCATCCGGATCAAAAGTATTTTTTAACTGAGCAATCAGAAGAAATGCTAACACAAATTCAGCTAGAGCTTGCAGAAGTAGTAAGACGAGCTGTAGCTATCTCAGACCTTGAGATTCAAGTACTGCACGGCAGACGAAGTTTAAAACAACAAGATGAGTTTTTCAAGAAAGGTGCTACTGAAGGAATTACCTCGCCCCACCTGTATGGATATGCTGTTGACCTAGTTGCAATAGTAGAAGGACGTATGTGTTTTGAGACAGAGGTATACGATGAAGTAGCAAACTGCATGAAGTATGCAGCACAGGATTTAAATACTCCCATACGATGGGGAGGAGCTTGGCATTGCCCAAATTTATGTAATTTTAGCGGACTACTAGATGAATTACAGATGAGCTACATTGATATTTGTAGAGAAAGGGATGTTCGTCCCCGGTTAGATGTTAATCATTTTGAGCTTACAATAGCAACAGAATGAAGTTTCCCGTTGAACAAGTGATAGTATGTGTAGCATTTGTATTAATTCTAATATCAATGACTACTTGTACTCCTCAAGAAAAAAACTGTAATGTTATTCATGAAAATGCCCCGTCTCTTAAAAAATGTGAGGTATGGTAATGGACGTATTTCTTTTGATTTGTGCAATGAGTATAACTCCAGTAGTACTAGGTATAACTTTATACTTTAGCTTTAAAGTATGTCCTGAGTAATGGAGAATGAACCAATATTATTTTTGGTGTTTTTCTTTGCCTCTATAATACTGATTACAATAGGGGCTTGGTACGGGGATAAGACAGATGAATCATCTAAAAGAAACAGGTAAAGGGTACTTTGAACATTTGTTAGGGGCCTGGAAACTAGCATTTGTACTGCTAGTACACGGACTTCTACCAAATGTATGGAGAAATAAAGCAAGTGACGAATTACACAAAGAAAGTAAGTATACTGGCATTCGTATCGTTGATTAGCGCGTGTGGTGCAAATGACCCAGGTCTAGCAAAAAAGATTGGTATCACAAAAGATCAGCGTGCTGCTATTGAAGCAAGAATTTGCTCATACGATGGCAACGACTGTTTTCTTCCTATTATGGTAAATATTGAGGGAGGAACACAGGTTGCAGTTGTAGATGCATTGCCTGGCGAAGCAAAGTATACTGCCTGTGGAGCTTGTCATGGTGCACAAGGCGGTGGGGGTGTAGGCCCTGCACTTGCTGGTCAAACTGTTGAGTATATTGTTGGCCGACTAAATCAATACAAAGCAGGCGAAAAAGTTGGCAATCAAAGTAATCTTATGTGGGGTCAAGCAGCAGGACTGTCTGATCAAGATATAAATGATCTTGCGGAGTATATTGATACTTTATGAGCGATACTTTTGCAAAGTCAATGACAAAGTTCTTTCGTTTCTTTGCAGATACATTTTTTGCAAAGAGATACGGGCACCGAGCAGTTGTACTTGAAACAGTTGCAGGAGTTCCAGGTATGGTTGCGGGAATGCTTGTACACCTCAAGAGTTTGAGAACACACAAGCGAGGCTATGGCCCTATCATACGAAAGTTGCTTGCAGAAGCAGAAAATGAGCGTATGCATCTTATGTTTTTTATTGAGATCGCACAACCTAACAAGCTGGAGCGGGGTCTCATAATCGCTGCACAGTTAATGTTCTGGCACTTTTATTTAGTACTGTACCTAATCTCTCCTCGTACTGCCCATATGATGACGCATTATTTTGAAGAGGAAGCAGTCAAAAGTTATACAGAATATTTAGATTTAATTTACAGAGAGGAGATAGAAGATGTTCCTGCTCCTCAGTTAGCAATCGAATACTATGGTATGGACGCAGATGCACGACTCTCTAACATGGTACAACACATTCGTGCTGATGAACAAAAACACAGCAAAGTAAATTTGGAGTATGCAAATGTACTCAGATAAGGTATTAGATCATTATGAAAATCCCAGGAATGTCGGAAAACTTGACAAGAATGCTCCAGATGTCGGAACGGGCCTCACAGGAGCTCCAGCGTGTGGAGACGTTATGCAACTTCAAATCCGAGTATCGACCGACGGAATTATTGAAGATGCTAAATTCAAAACTTACGGATGCGGCAGTGCTATTGCTTCTTCATCACTACTCACAGAATGGGTTCGAGGAAAGTCCCTTGACGAAGCGGGAGAAATCAGCAATGTCCAAATTGCTCAAGAGTTATCGCTCCCGCCTGTAAAGATACATTGCAGCGTGCTTGCAGAGGATGCTATTAAAGCAGCAGTCGCAGATTATAGGAGCAAACATGGATCGTGAAAAGTTATATGAGGAAATTAAAGCAGATGAAGGAGAAGTTCTGGAAGTCTATGATGACCACTTGGGATACCCTACTATTGGTATTGGACACTTGGTCACGCCAAAAGATGAAGAGTTTGGAAAACCTACCGGGACAGCCATTACAGCTGAGAGAAGTCGAGAGCTCTTCGATCGAGACATTGAATGTGCCATTAAGGACTGCGAGAGACTATATGGGCAGTGGCACAACTGGCCAGAAGAAGTTCAACTCATAATAGTTAACATGGCGTTCAATCTGGGCGCTACAAGACTTGAAAAGTTTCGACAGATGCGGTTTCATTTGTCCCAGCATAACTGGAAACAAGCTGCGGCAGAAGGCCGAGACTCGAAATGGTACCGCCAAGTTACAAATCGTGCAGAAAGATTGATGACCCGACTAGAAAATGTGACTTGACTTTAATTATCAGTTAGTGTATAATATATTCTAACTGGAGGTACTATGAATCTTTTTTTCCTTGACGAAGACTTAGACAAGTGTGCTGAGTATCATGTCGACAAACATATTGTAAAAATGCCATTGGAAGTTGCTCAGATATGCTGTACTGCTGTCTGGGTAGATGTCCATTTAGGATTTGTACCCCGGGCTTTGAATAAATCAGAGTCTGATCATCTCAACTCCTTGAAAAAGGAGATTAAACATTTACCCCCTGAAAGCAGACCGCTCACCCCCTATTTGCCTATGATGTACAATCATCCTTGTACTATATGGGCACGTAGTTCTTTGGATAATTATGAGTGGACGCACTGCTATGGCAATGCTCTTGGAGAAGAATACAGATATAGGTATGGGAAACAGCACAAATCCGTCACAGTCATCAACGAACTCCCCGATATTATCAAGATGGAGCGAGTTGGATTTACCACTTTCGGACTGGCAATGCCGGACGTGCTCAAAGATTATGATAACCCTATACAGTCTTACCGTGACTATTATCATCTTGACAAAGGCACTTTTGCTAGCTGGACAGGCCGAGAGCGTCCCCCTTGGTGGGATGACGACCTCGCAGACTACGAAACGAGGATTACAGCGAAATGAAAACAATAGGATTTTGGATATACGATACCTATAATTTCTTTTTTAGTCTTAAAATGAACCCTTTAAGACTTATACCAAATGCGTTTACACAGTACATACTGATGTTTTATCTATCAGTTATGTGGACAGTTGTATTTACGCTTTGGACTGGCTATAGTATTTACTTTGGTCTTGGAAGTGTCGGTGGGCATTTATTAGTAATTAGTGCATTTTTTATTACTGCTCTTACATTTCAAGATGCAGAAAAGAATGGTCATTTGTGGGTACAGCGAGTTAAGCCTACCCCAGTAGAGAACAGGAGAGGTGTGTGGGACCTGGAGAACGAGGGATAAGTACATACGAGATTGTAGAAGTATTCTACGCTCAAAATGAAAGAGTATATAGAGTAGTAGAAAAGAGGGCCGACGGAAAAATTCAAGACGTAGCACGACTTACTAGTAGAGAGAAAGCTCAATACTATGTAGACGCGCGTACACAACAGGAAGCACCGGAGCATAATCAATGGTAGGCAAGTTTAAAAGTAAGCTATTTAATGTATATCATCCTCCTCACTACAAAGCACACCCTAGTGGGGTGGAGTGTATTCAAATTACAGAACATATGAGTTTCTGTCTTGGAAATGCTGTAAAATATATCTGGAGAGCAGGAATAAAAACTCACGATCCTGTACATGATTTAAGCAAAGCAGTATGGTATCTAAATAGGGAGATAGCAAAAATTGAGAAGAATCAAGAAGAAAGAGTCCGAGAACTTGTCCGATACGAATATACGGAAAGTACTCGATCTTCTGAGTGGCAACAGTCCTATAACAAAGAAGGAAGCCTGTGGTATCCTGAATATAGCATACAATACAACCAGGCTTCAGAGAATAATTGATGAATTTGAAGAGACGCAGGCGTATCGTTCAAAAAGAAAAAGTCAAAACAAAGGGAAAGCAGCCACAAAAGATGAAGTGGCAGATGCGGTTACTCGATTTTTATCCGGCGACGCCATCTCAGAAATCGCAGCGGGGTTGTACAGATCCTCAGGATTTGTCAAAGCCATCATCGAACGTACAGGAGTTCCCCAAAAAGGAGAAGGAACCTACGACTACTTGCCGGACGAGTGCGTTGCAGAAGATTTTGCTGATGGAGAGATAGTATGGTCGGCCAAGTATCACGGTCCTGCTATAGTTAAACAAGAATTATCAATAGATTATCAGGCAGAAAAACCTGGGATTATAGATGTAAACTACGAAAAGAAGTATGGCAGTAAAGCATACAATATTTGGGTAGTTGAAAAAATTGATGAGGATTACAGTGATCGCTGGACTACGGCTACTGGTGGGGGATTTAATGCCATAGCTCTCGCATATGATTTGGGAAAGCTAACCCACCTTCAAGAATACGGTGTAGATTTATCACGTATCTAAAAAAATTTCTTGACTTTCACTTCATATGCAGGTATAATATCTGTATAAATTGATAGGAGACTTACAAATGGAATTTCTAGCAGGATACTTCCTGTTTCTTACTCTTTCCCTTATTTCATTCTTATGGATTGAGCACATTCAGAGTGGGCGATAGGTTCTATCAACAACAATTAGCGGCCACGGGAAACTGTCCCGGGGCTACCATTTCACAACGTAGAAGGAAACGAAAAATGGCATGGGATGACGAAAAGAAAGCAGCAGTAATTGAGCAATACGAAGCTGCAAATCCAACTCCAGAGAATAGCATGGAGATCGTCGCGGAGCTTGCGGATGAATTTGAAGAGTCACCAAACGGTGTTCGTATGATTCTTACTAAAGCAGGTGTTTATGTAAAGAAAGCCCCCGCTTCTGGTGGAGCGAAAGGAGCAGCCTCGAATGGTGGTAGTGGCGGGCGTGTATCAAAAGCTGCCGCCATCGAAAGTTTGTCTGCTGTAATCTCTGACGCAGGTCAAGAAGTTGACCAAGAGATTCTTGACAAGCTGACTGGCAAAGCTGCCGTATATTTCACTGGGGTTATTTCCGCAATCAATAACTAATAGCAATGCTCCTAAGTAGGACGGGACCGCAGAAGAGTCTGCCAACTCGCTTCATTAGGAGCATTTGTGAAAAAGGAAGAACTAGCACAGCTTGTCAATGAGTATGGCGATGCTGTAATTAGTTATCGTAGTGAAAATAGTGGTAAGTTGAAGTACAATGTTTGTACTCTTGACTTCACTACTCCTTACATTCAGAATAAGAAAAATCGGGCAAAAGAGTCTGACAGTACTCTTTTGCTTTTTTGTTGGGACACTGATTCTTACAGATTATTAAAACCTGCTAATGTAACGAGCGTAGTTCCGTTAGCCTCCGTACTAAAAAACGGAGACTAACATGGAATTACATAGCGCTCCAGAGGTTTTTGAAAGAGTCGTACACTACGATGAAGATAAACAAATACAAATACGACTAACAGTAAATTGTTTTCGTGGTATCGAATACTTGCACTTACGCAAGTACTATATGGACTTTGAAGAAGAATGGAAACCTAGTAATGAAGGTATTGCCATGCCTCTCGACTTTAATAATAGTAGAGAACTATTTTGCGGGTTGGTAGAAATTTTAAGTCTTGCAGAAAGCAAAGAGATCATAGAAGAACATTTTTCCGATCTTATCCAGGACATCTATACAAAATAGTTCTTGACTTTTCTCTCTTCTTTCTGTATAATATATGGTCTGAGTGGGAGAAAGTATGAAAGATTTTTTTGAAAAATGTGAAGCTGCATACTTTTCGGGCTACCCGATAATCTCGGATGCCGAGTATGATGCACTTATAAAAAAATGGAATCATCAATCTGTAGGCCATACGGTTACAGACGGTGTTCCGCATTTGTATAAGATGTATTCACTACAAAAGTTTTTTGATCTTGCTGATGCTCCGGATATTTCAGAGTACGTTTGTACTCCAAAGTTGGATGGAGCAGCAGTGTCTTTACTATATGTAAATGGACACTTTGCACTCGGATTGACACGAGGCGATGGTAACTTAGGCCGAGACGTTACCACGAAACTAGAAGAGCTGGTTCCTGCCACGCTTCCTATGAACGGTAGTGTGCAAATCACTGGCGAAATAGTTTTGCCCTCGCATGTCCCCAATGCTCGCAATGCTGCAGCGGGGTTGTTAAACGTCAAAGACATACAAGAGTTTCGAGCTCGCTCTCAAGACTTGGTCTTTGTCGCTTATGACCTCCAGTTTGAAAAAGACTACTCAGACTATAAGTCAGCAATGTATGCATTGGCCCATGAAGGTTTCAACGTCGTGACAGACTTCGACGCTACTGAGTATCCTACGGATGGTTTAGTATACCGCCTGCGCGATCAGAGAGCCTTTCAAAAAATGGGACATACAGCCCACCACCCTCGCGGCGCTTTTGCTCTCAAAGAGCAGAAAGAGGGTAAGATTACAGAATTACTCGATGTTGTGTGGCAAGTAGGTAAATCGGGCGTAGTCAGCCCTGTTGCTCTACTTGATCCAGTCGAAGTAGAAGGTGCTCTCGTGGGCAGGGCAACTCTACACAATATCGAGTACATTCGCTCTTTGGACCTGGAAATCGGTTGCAAAGTAGAGGTAATACGTAGTGGAGACATTATTCCGCGAATCGTTCGCAGAGCAGACCTGCCAAAAAATAGTTCTTGACTTTTACCTCAGTTTTTCGTATAATATATTCTACATTTTCGGAGTTATCTAAATGCTAAGATCAATCCTACCGCCAACGGAATGTCCGTCTTGTGGTGGCGAGCTTACTTCGGTCAATGATTTGTACTACTGCTACGGCAGTAACTGTCCAGCACAGAAACAAAGGAAGATCGAGCATTTTGCAAAAACTCTGAAGATTAAAGGGCTTGGCCCTGCAACAATAGAGAAGCTGGAGATAGAGGACTTCGATCAAGTTTATCTCTATGATGAGTTTTTACTGTGTGAGAAACTGGGCGAAAAGCTCGGTACAAAGCTACACGCAGAGATTCAAAACTCTACTTCGGCTCCTCTTGATTTGGTATTACCTGCTTTTGGTATTCCACTGATCGGAAAAACGGCAACGAAGAAGCTGTCTGAGACTGTGCAATCTATTACTGAAATTACACCAGACACTTGTGAGCGTGCCGGATTAGGCCCAAAAGCAACTGAGAATCTGTGCAACTGGTTAGATGAAGAGTTTTATTCCTTCTACGATGGATGTCTTCCATTCGATATGAAGTTTACTCCCCCGGGTGTATTACCCACAGAAATGAATCGGGGAGTTGTCTGCATAACCGGAAAGCTTAAGAGTTTTAAGACTAAGGCTCAAGCAGGCACAGCACTCGCTAGTCTTGGCTATATAGTGAAGTCTAGCTTAACGAAAGATGTAACGATTCTCGTAAATGAAAGCGGTATTGAATCAGCAAAAACTAAACAAGCCAGAGAATCTGGCATTGAAATAATCACGGATTTAGAATCCTATTTGGAGAAAAAATATGGCACTTCCCAAGTGGACAGATGAGCGTACTGAAGCGCTCACTAACTTTGTCGGTGGCGAAAGCCCCGTATCTCAAGCGACTGTTGCAGAAGCAGCAGATCAGCTTGAAACCTCTACTCGTTCTATCTCTAGCAAGCTGCGAAAGATGGGTTTTGAAGTAGAGCTTGCTTCTGCGGCTTCTGGTAAGTCTTTTACCGAAGGTCAAGAAGCTACCCTCCGCGCTTTCGTTACTGACAACTCTGGTCAGTACACTTATGCTCAAATCGCTGAGCATTTCGAAGGCGGCTCTTTCTCACCTAAGTCTATTCAGGGCAAGATCCTGAGTATGGAGCTGACTGATCATGTTGCTCCCGCACCCAAGGTAGAGAGTGTACGTACCTACACAGAAGCTGAAGAAGCTACGTTTGTTTCTATGGTAAACGACGGTGCTTTCGTTGAAGCTATTGCAGAGGCCCTGGGCCGATCTGTCAACAGCATTCGCGGCAAGGCTCTCAGCCTGCTTC